AATCTTGGGACTTCCTTGGCCGAAACCTTTAGAGAGGGTATTCCCTCTCTTCCTGGTATTCAGTCTTGGAAGAACCGTACTCGCATCCTTAAGGGTGCGGGTAGTGAGTTTCTTAATGCCGAGTTTGGTTGGCTTCCCCTCATTGATGAAGTTCACAATGTTGGGAATGCCGCCAGACATCACCGTGAGATAATGAATAATTATCATCACGGTGAGGGCAGGGATACTCACAGATCGTTTCGGTTTCCATTACAATCGTCGTCGAAGTCTGCAGTGATTGGTGGGGAACTCCCCATACAGTCGGGGCTAGCCCCGAACTGGCTCACTGCAACTTCTCCGACACCAGAACGTTCAGTCTCTTTGGTTAGAGAGACAAGGAAATGGTTTGAGGGCTGTTTTACCTATGCGCTTCCTTCGTCAACTGATAGCTGGCGAAAGGCCATAGGATTCGGCAGTGATGCCGATAAGCTCTTTGGCATTTCCTTGACCCCAGATTTACTTTGGGAGCTGACGCCCTGGAGTTGGGCCGTCGACTGGTTCTCGAATGCTGGTTCCGTTATAAATAACGTTACCAACTTCGGACTAGCCGGTCTTGTTCTGCGGTATGGTTACATGATGGAAGAATCCATCGAAAGTGTAACCGCTGAATGTGGACCCGTCACCACTGTCGATACGGACATTACAAAGCCGTTCTTCAATGGAGGCGAAGTCCTCAATAAATCAGACCCTTGCTCTAGTAGCATTTCTCTTGTTACAAAGAGAAGGGTTCCCGCAGACCCCTTTGGTTTTAGCATAGGATGGGAAGGCTTATCACCGACCCAACTTGCTATTACTGCGGCACTTGGTATTACCAGGTTGCTGTAGCAGATACACTGCAAACACCAACGTGGCATTGTGCCACAGTTAAAGGAGTGTGCCTATGGCACTGACCGATCCACAAAAATTCAAAGAAGTCTCAGGGGCCGAAGTTACGGCTCCCCGTGTTTCTACGGGGAACTTTAACTCGATCTATGAGACCTCAGATGGCCTCAACGTATTGACTGTTTCGACTTCACAGTCGAACAGCAATCGTAAGCGCCATCTTGTGCGGATCGACGTGAGTAAGCTAGCAACCAATCCGTATGAAGAAACCAAGAAACAGGAAATATCAATGTCCGTTTATTTGGTCATTGATCGTCCTGTGGCTGGCTTCACCGTTGCTGAAGCGAAGAAACTGGTCGAAGGCCTTGTTGGCCTTCTTTCTGCTTCTTCCTACAGCCTCGTTGAAAAGGTCATTGGAGGGGAGTCCTAGGACCCCTTCCATTTCTCTTCTCATTCATTCGGTATTATCCTTTTGAATTAGGAGGTTGTTTAGCATATTAGTTTTATGCTAGCTCATTGTCTTCTTAGGCAATGAGTACTTACTCTAGGCCTGGTTCTCAGTTGTATCTTTTACTTCTGAGAACCTCCCTTCAGTGCGACAGGCTAAGGATAAATACCTCTATAAGGAGGATTTATGAAAAGCCTGACGTCACTCTGGAGTGTACTAGCTAATGAATTAGCTAGTAGATGCGGCACTAGCACCACCAAGGACATTAATACCGTCCTAGGTCGGGTCAAGAACGAGGGTATATCGTTTCTTACGATTACCCTTCCTACTTTTGGAAAAGACTTTCAGTTTTGTCTTGACCAAGAGCGGGTTTCTCCCGAATCCTTCCTTCCTTTCAGGAAGGTTGGATCGTGTCTCCCCTCATTTTTGAGAGGTTTCACGGAGTTGGTTTTTGACCCTGGTACTGGCATCCTTTTGGATGATCCAGACATTGACTCCATCTATTCTGTTAGGCAGCTAACGCTGCTTTTCAGTAAGATTGAGTTGCCTTGCACTCCCTCACGGGAGCGTAAAGCTATGTCCGAATATATCCAATGTGATAAGGAGATCGATTTTGTTAGCTCGAATATTCCAGATTCTGATTATTCTGAATTTGGTCGTTTGGGCCAACTTTTGTTTGGAGATATATTCACTGGTCTAGATAGAGATATCTATTCCGGTGCTATTGTCCCCAAGCATGGTCCGGGCGCGACTGCTGAGCGTCTTACCAGCAATGGTAAGTATCTCACACGCTACTGGACCGATCGTCTTGAGGGAGTCTTCCATGTTGGAGACTTCCTCTATCCTAGCTACCGGCACATTGCCGATAGCTACGACGATATCGATTTCCTAGAACCCGGTTCAGAGATGCCCTCTCGGGTTATCTCCGTTCCTAAGACGCAGAAGTCACCACGTGTTATAGCGATTGAGCCCTCTACTCTACAGTACGTACAGCAGGGGATTCTTGAGTCTATAACCACTCATACTCGTTCGTCTTTGATGAATGAGTTTATCGGATCTGATTCTCAAGAGCCTAACCAGCTTTTGGCTCAGGAGGGTTCCAGAGATGGTTCCCTAGCCACGCTTGATTTAAGCGAGGCTTCTGATAGGGTGTCTTCTAAGCTCGTTATGGAGCTCCTCGCTCGGAATCATCTCTCACGAGATGCTATCTTTGCGTGTCGCTCTCAACGGGCTTCTGTTCCTGGAAATGGGATTATATCCCTTTCCAAGTTCGCGTCTATGGGTTCTGCTCTTTGTTTCCCTATTGAGGCAATGGTCTTTCTTACGATCATTTTCCTCTCTATAGAGAAAGAGCAAGGATGCAAGTTTGTCCATCGTAAGGAATTTTTCCCTTACGTTGGACGGGTGCGCGTCTACGGCGATGATATTATCATCCCCGTAGAGTATGTGCATACCGCTGTGGATCAACTAGAGCACTTTGGTGCTAAGGTTGGTCGCCACAAGTCCTTCTGGACCGGAAGGTTCAGAGAGTCGTGTGGTAAGGAGTACTATGCTGGCCAAGACGTTAGCATTGTCAAGGTCCGTAAAGTATTTCCTTCACATCGGCAGCAGGTTGCCGAGGTCGAGTCCCTCGTTTCTCTTCGTAACCATATGTATCATATTGGTTGCTGGAAAACGACGGCTTGGTTGGATGTTCAATGTCGGAAAGTTTTAAAACACTTTCCGAATGTTGACTCCACTTCCCCGGCGCTTGGTCGTATCACCTCTCTCGGTTATGATTGTGAGAAGGTGTGCGAACACCTCCATAAGCCTTTGGTTAAGGCTCATGTGGTGTCATCACAGTCCCCTCGAGATTATCTCGATGGACCTGGTGCCATGCTCAAGTTCTTCCTCAAGCGTGGATCAGATCCCACGTTTGATGCGAAGCACTTGGAACGTGCTGGACGTCCTCGTGTCGTCCGCATCAAAACGAGGTGGGTAGCCCCTTATTAGGGAGCCCAGGACATGACTCTATGTTAGAGTCTGGCTCTTAATTGAGCCAGGGAGACTAAGTTGCGTCTCCTCTAGCGTTCGGC